TAAAGCCGTAGCTGTCGCGGCTTGCTGCGGTCGTACCGGTGTGATAACCCATCGCGTCGGTCTGACCGTTAATCATCTTCGCACCGCCTGAGGAGCAACCCCTGCCGATGCGCTCGCCGTTCCAGTCGGCAAACTCTACGAGGAATAGCATGTTCACGTACCAGTACTGCGCAAAGTCCATTTGCCAGAAGTTACTGCCAAGATTGTGGATACCGCTGCGCGCCTGACTTCTCGTGATGTTTATCTGCTGCGCGGCACCTGTGGTAGACTTGTAGTCACTGGTGCAGTGATAACGGCCGATGTAAGAGTAGTTCAGCTCGCCAAGGCCATCACCTCTATCTCTGTTCACAGGGTCAACGGAAAATCCATCGACGGGGCCGTCCGCGATCTGAAGCTTCAGCTTTTTGGCGGTCTTCGTCCACTTGAACCAATACTTCGGTTCCTTGACCTCAACGCCGCCCGCGCGGTTCTCTCGCACCATCCCCGCCCATGGCATCAGGCCGTCGAAGGGGGAAGAGCCGCTACCGTTGTTTACTGCGGGGTTCGGCTCGCCAAACTTTGCCGCGTCGTCCGTGCGCGTGCCGCGCGTTGCGCCGCTGCTTGTCCAGTCCCATTCAACGCCGTAGATATGCGTCTCCGACTCCGTTTTGAACAGGATATCCACGCCCGTACCGTTGACAAGCGCGCGCCCGCCCTGCACGCTGTAGGTCGTGCCGTCGATCAGCACGGCGTGCGTCTTGTCCGTGGGTGTCGGTTCAGGCTCCGGTTCGGGTGGTTTTGGTTCCGGATCGGGTGGTGTGGTTCCCGCTTCATACTCTACAATGAGGTCTGCACCATAAAAACGCATAAAATATGCGTTGTTTACATACCACCCGCCGCGCTGGACAAAGAGTTTGATCTTCACGTCTTCCAGCTGCGCGCGCGTTACGTTTGTAGTTATGACCTCGGCGACGGAGGCTATCTGTCCAAATGCGTAGTCGTTGGATGCCGCGAGCACATCCTGCCTGGACAGCAGGCTCACCTGCGTAATGCTGATGCGTTTTGTGTTTTCTGTCTCCACGTCGCCCTTTGCCCGGAGCGTGACCTTTTTGATGGTCGCGCCCGCCGGAATGGACGATGTATCAAACCGATAGGTCACATACGTCTGTGCCTGTTTGCCCCATGTGAGGTAGATTTCCGTGTATGTCGTGTTGGTCGACCCCTTGCCGATAGGCTTAGTCAGCGGCGCATCGGCACTCACGCTGTCGTATGTGCTCTCCTCTGCGACTACCTGAGACGGGTGCAGTGTAATCGTTGCCATGCCGTCCCCTCCTTAGCTGTAATACCAGTTGATAGCGTTGTTTTCCGTTGGCGTGGTCTTTGTTGCCACAAGCGTCTGTTTGGTAATGTTGCCGCTGGCAATGTAATCGCTGCCGCGCGTCGCCGCTGCTGCGCCACCAGTGCCATCGCCTTTGAGCAGCGCGGTGGTCTTAGGTAAGTCCGCACTGGATACAGTTACTGCTCCAGTTTTGCCATTGACGCTCGTGACCGGATACGGAGGAGGATTGCTCGCGCTGTACTGCTTAACATTGTCCACGTTGCTGAGGCCTACATCTCCCTTTGCAAGGCTTACAGCGCCTGTCTTGCTGTTGACGCTTGTAACCGGTGCACTCTGCAAAGCGCTGTCTGCCTTGCCCAAAATAGCCTGCACGTCTTTTGCAAGGTCGGATTTTGCGACTGTTGACTTAAATGCCAGCGTGCCGAGGTCACCCAGCCACTTTGCAATCTTGCCAAACAGCACCGAGAGCTTTTCCCCCGTTGCGATGTCTACGCGGGACGAAGCCTTGGAAAAAGCCGCCGTCACGTTGCTGCCGTCGCCAGTCTTGTTGAGCTTATTGGCGAGCGCCGAGTACACGCCGCCAGACTGTACGGGATTCGCGCTGCCCTGCGTAGGCGTTGCATCAGTAGTTACCTTGACGTCCTTGATAGCATTGTCAACATATGCAAAGATGTCCTTGCGCTTGTTGTTAGGGTCATACACAGACGCCAGCATGTCACCAGTACCAGCACCAGAAGCGCCACGACAATAGCCCGCGTCGTAGCTCGTGCCGTCGGAGAGCGACACGATCATATGATAGTCGCTCTGACGGATGGTGATGCCCGTAATGGTAGGCGCGTTATCGCCCTTATCCCCCTGCTTGAGCACAAGGTTATGCGCTTGCAACAGTTCCAGAGGTGACGTTACCGATTTTAAGCGTGTTGGCGGGACCAGCGGGGCCTTGGATGCCCTGCTTGCCCTGTGGCCCTTGGATGCCCTGCGCTCCCTGCTTACCGTCCACGCCTGGGTCACCCTTTGCGCCGGGTGCTCCCTGCGCGCCCCTGTCGCCCCTGGGGATGCCAAGCGTCAGCGTGCCGTTGTTGGGGTTAAAGGTGGCCGTCGCTTGGCTGCCTGTCGGCAGCGTCTCAACGGAGACGCGCAGAACGTTAAACGTCAGAAATTCCAGCAGTGTCTTGCCTTTAAGTTTTTTCGCCGCGCCCTGCTGCTGCAAAACAAACAAGTCATCGTCGGTGATCTGCGACGCTTGTACAAGATCGTTAATTGCTTTGTCCGCCATCCGCTACCTCCGTTTCCGTCTGCTTTTTATGCTCCACGCCCTGTGCGAGAATCGCATACGCCCTGCGCAGTTCGTTTCGCGCCGTGTACATCTTGTCGACCTCCGACGTGGAGATCGTGACCGTATCCAGCACGTCAAAGGCCGTGCGCATCGCCTGCATTGCCTGTTCTTCCATGTTTATCCTCCTCTTGCCCATGTTGTCCCGCCGAGGCATACCCAGATATCACCCAGCCGCCAGCGGTCTGTGTAAAGCCACACATCGCCGGGGAGAAACTGGGCACCGTTTGACATCAAAATCCCAGAGCTTGTGTCCTCCACCCAGACAGCATACAGCGTGTAGCATGTGCCGGGGTAGGATGTCGCGCCGCTGTATAGCACGATCTTACTGCCAGCGGCATAAAGCGTGCCGGAGCTATCCGAGTTGAGCGACCATCCAGCAAACACATACCCGCTCTTTTGAGGGACGGTGCTCGGCAGGTAAAAATTGACATAACCGTTGTCATTGGACTCGTTGCCGTATTGCGTCGCGGGCGCGCCGCTGCCGCCATTCCCGTTGAAGTTAATATAGGCGTAATACGTCCGCGTCGGCTGCGGCGGCGATACCGAGGCCGTAGTAAAGTTGCCGTTTTGCTCAAAGCTGTCTCCGCCAAATCCTC